GGTGATTGGTATTTTGTGATGAGGGCTAGTTAGGTCTTTATTTGTTGAACAATATATCGTATTTTTATTATGAATGGCACGAAGAAAGAAAATAGAATTTTTAATGGACACCGATTGGATGTTCGAAAAACCTATTGATAGAGAATATAAAGAATATAAACTACTTTCTTACTTTCAAAAGATGGGAGATAAACTCGATAAATTAGAGTTATATCCTGGATTCATCGAATTATCATTACACTTAATGAATGTCCAAGCTCTTATGAGAGATCATAAGATAATCTATACCGATAAAAAATTGACGAGTATAGATGATGAAATCTTAGTTAAAGACCTAAAAGTAAAAGAATTACCAACACTTTCCAAAGAAGAAGAAAAAGAGTTCATTTCAATATTAACATATTCTGCACCAAGAATTATGGAATATTTTAATGTTGCAAAATCTGTATGGACCATAGTTTTTGATTCTTTAGATATGAAAGTAAGACGAAATAAAAAGAATGTGATTCACCCAAAAGGTTTTTTCTATTTTATTGATCATGAAAAAACTTATCACATCTGGGAATATACAATCAAAAAAGAAACCAAAACAAATCCCCAGCAAATGACAAATGTCAAATTAATTTATAGCGAACCTTTAAATGAATTGACAATCTCAAAAATTATAAATAACTTTTCTTCGTTTAGTGGTGTGGACAAAAAGATTGGACCGATCTTTCAAATGACATCGTCAGGAATATTTCCATTAGAAGAAACATTATTTCCAATGTTCAAACGAAGAATTGCTGGTCACATATCACAAACAAAAAAGTTCGAACAAGTTAAACAAACCAAAGATGGGATTTAATAAGAGAGTTTTAAAAAAAGAAAATATCCTTAACAACCTTGAGAACCTTATGAAATATTTATCCGCCGATGCGATTATTTGCACCGACGATTTTTCACGCAAAGTTTACAGAATGTACGGAGAAGGTTTTACGAAAGAAGAAATAATAAATGTCATAAATAAAATGAAATGAAAATTAAGTTAGAATATGTGTGGTTAGATGGTTATAAACCTGAACCAAACCTAAGAAGTAAAGTTAAGATTGTTGATTATGAATCTGTTAAGAATGCGTTTCTTGATGGAAATTTTCCTATGTGGAACTTTGATGGATCGTCAACATTACAGGCTGAAACAGGAAACTCTGATCGTTTGTTAAAACCTGTTAGACACTATGCACCACCAAATTTTATTAATACTAATGATCCTGTGTATGTTTTGTGTGAAGTATTAAACCCAGATGGAACACCACACCATTCAAATAAAAGATCAGAAATCGGTGAGGGATTCGAGGATCTTTGGTTTGGTTTTGAGCAAGAATACTTCATTCGTGAAGAAGTGAATGGTAATATTTTGGGACACAAAAGAAACATTCTTAAAGGTCAAGGTGAGTACTACTGTGGTATAGGTCATAATGTTGTTGGTCGTCCATTTGTTGAGGAACACTTGAATATGTGTCTACATTATGGTATTAATATCACTGGAACAAATGCTGAAGTTGCACTTGGACAGTGGGAGTATCAAGTGTTTTCACAAGGTAAATTAAAAGGTGGAGACGATCTTTGGATGACTAGATACTTCTTATTTAAAATTGCCGAAAAATATGGATACCATATCGAACTTCACCCAAAACCAATCACACACGGAGAATGGAATGGTTCAGGACTTCACACAAACTTCTCAACAGACATGATGAGAATAGATGGAAACGAAAAATATTTTATAGCACTATTCAATGCACTCGAATCAAGACACGAAGATCATATTAAAGCGTATGGATCAAATAATAATCTTCGTTTGACAGGTGAATATGAAACTCAAGCGATTGATAAGTTCAGTTGGGGTGTATCTGATCGTGGAGCATCAATTAGAGTTCCTCAGGACACGGCAAAAGAATGGAAAGGATATGTAGAAGATCGTAGACCTGGGTCAAATGCAGATCCATACAAAATCATTCGTGAGATTGTTAATTCATTATATGTTGCTCAACTTCTTTATGACACAAAAACTATGATGACCTCATTTGTTGATATGGATGGTCTTACCGGAAAATACGGTACAATGACTAACGATGAGTTATTAAAAGAATATAGAGAGGAAGAACAATAATGGTTAACGGATGGGCATTATTGGTAGGAGTTTTTTTTGGGTTTTTGGCTCAAATATCTACCTTCTTCCAACTACAGGGACCACTGAAGTATGAGTGGATAAAAAATCATTACTGGCTAACCGTATTAATGGGTATTCCAATATCAATGTTGTTTATATATTCTGTTAAGAATATGATTATAGCATTTGATGGACAAATGTGGCCATCACGATTAATTGGTTTTAGTATTGGAGCAGTAGTTTTTACATGGTTAAGTTGGTTATTATTTAAAGAACCATTAACTTTGAAGACCATTGTTTGTTTAGGTTTGGCGATAGCAATTTTAATAATACAATTATTTTGGAAATAGAATGGAGAATAAAGAACAGGTAAACCACCCACAACATTATGGTGGTGAAAATAACCCATATGAAGCAATCAAAGTTATTGATGCGTGGGATTTAGGATTTAGTTTAGGAAACACAGTAAAATATATAAGTCGTGCAGGAAAAAAAGGAAAAGACAAAGAACTCGAGGACCTCAGAAAAGCATTATGGTACCTCCAACACCACATCGAAACACTCGAAAAAGACAGGTCTTGATCGTGAAATTAGCGTTTGGGATGCTCTAACAACACCGGGTGAATTATTAAGAGAAACAATAATTAATTTTACTTGGGGATTCTTAGGAAACTCAATTGTTGTATTTGCGGCAAAAGAACTAGACTTTTTAGTTTTAATCAACTATGTTGTTTATTACATTTTAATTTCTTATATTGTGAATAGGAAGAAATATGAGACTATGTTAGGTAAGTTTATAGTTCTACCTGGTTCGGCAGCAGTCGGAGCGTTTACAGGATATAAGTTGGCACAAATAATTTCAAATTTTTTATGATTATGGAAAAAGAATTCGACTCAAATGATTATCAAGGTAGATCTGAAGATCAAGTTAGAAGAAATAATATGATATTTGTCATAACAACCGGTTTGGTTTCATTATTTGGTATTGCAATAACTCTTTATGTTTTATTTGGCGAAATTTTTTAATTATATATAATATGAAGTATTACAAATTTACATTAGGCCACAGAGGTGCGGAAGTTTACCCGTTCAAATTAAACACAGAACAATATAACACTTTTCAAGATAAAAGAGTTGAGTTTGATGAAATGGATTATGATCAGATTTGTGAAGTATTAGGAGTTGAAAGTTATTTCGATTCAGAATTAGACACCCTAATAGGTCCATATCCTGAAACTTTTTATATGAAAGTAGAAGATGAAGATGGAAATTTGGTCTATGAAACAGAAGAACTTAATCTTGAAAAATGTGATTACGAAGAAAAGTATTGTAGTCAAGATGCTTATCTTATTATAGAAGATAATTGTAAGGGTCACATGTTAGTATATGATATACCATTAGAAGAAGACTTTGATGTAGAAAAAATTAGATTTGAAGTTAAAGATGTTGGTTGTAGAGTTGAAATTGTCACAGATATGTTCTATGATGATAAAAGATATGAAATTTATAAATCATTTGGGGATATGACATCAAAAGGTTATTATTACCACATAACAGCAGGAATTTAAAAAATGATAGAAACAGGAAAAATTATTAACGGAAATTGTATTGAGGTGATGAAGACATTACCTGAAGGTAGTGTTGATCTAATTGTTACATCTCCTCCATACGGAGTTGGAATCGATTACGATGTTCATGAAGACGATATGGAATTTGAGGACTATGAAGTGTTTGCTAAATCATGGTTGACTGAAGCATACCGTCTATTAAAAGATGATGGTCGTATTGCTTTGAACATACCGTATGAAATTAACAGGCAGAAAAAAGGTGGTCGTATTTTCTTCGTTTCGGAGATGTGGCAGATCATGAAACAAATTGGTTTTGGGTTTTTTGGAATTGTGGATTTAGAGGAACAATCACCACATAGAAGTAAGACTACAGCTTGGGGTTCTTGGATGAGCCCAAGTTCACCATATATTTATAATCCTAAGGAGTGTGTTGTATTGGCATATAAAAAACAACACATTAAAAAAATCAAAGGTCAACCACAATGGACTGGAGAATTAACTGAAATTGAAAAAGAAGATGGATCTAAAAGAAATAAAATGGTCTATAGTGAAAACGATAAGAAAGAATTTATGGAACTTGTGTTTGGTCAGTGGAATTACTTTGCAGATACTAAATCACTCACCAAGGCAACTTTCTCGATGGACATACCAACCAAAGCGATTAAAATATTGTCCTACAAGAACGATGTAGTTTTGGACCCATTTGCTGGATCAGGTACTAGTTTGGTTGCCGCAGAAACTTTAGATAGAAGATGGTTAGGTATTGAATTATCGCCTAATTATTGTGATGTTGCTAGAGGACGAGTTCAGACATTTGTGGATGAGAAACAAAAGGTGAAAGTTGAGGAGGTTAATTAAATTTAACCTCATCGTCTTTTTTGATGTCATATTTTTCACAAGTACCACCAGGCAATTCTAATACCATATCACCATAACCATCATAACCCGGACAATCTTTTGTTTTACATGGTTTACAGTAGTGTTGAATTGAAGTTATAACATTGTTATTGATAAAGACCATATCTAATGGTACCAAACAATTTTTCATCCAAAAAGACTGAGGTCCTTCATCCATAAAAAATAACATACCATCAAAGTCACCATCAAACTTTCTAAACATCATACCTCTTTGTATATCTTTAGGAGTTAACAAAGGTTTAACTTTAAAAATATTGTCGTTTATAATCACTTCCATATTTATAAATATCTATGAGTAAATTTAAAAAATGGGCCGGCATAATATTAAAACACGACGATGAGGTTTTAATGTGTAAAAGATCACCTGAAAAATCAATGCCAAATGTTTGGTCAATACCTTCAGGACACATTGAAGATGGTGAATCGCCAGGTGCCGCTGCAATCAGAGAGTTTAAAGAGGAAACTGATATTGAGTTGGATACCAAAATAGAATTCGTTGGGTTTATTAACAAATTCAAAGAAGACGGAACCAAAAAAGGTCACATGTTTGTATTCTTCAAAGAAACTGATAAGAAGTTATCACCTGATTTAGAAAGTGCTAAAGATGGTTTTGAACACAGTGAGTGTAGATATTTTAAAATGGAAGACCTACCTAAAGAAAAGAAAAATAAAGAATTGATGGAATTGATTAAAAAAGTTCTTAAATAATTTTTTGTTTTCAATAATATTCCTATATTTGTAGAAATAATTAAGATATGATCAAGACAACTTTTAACCACACCATTAAGATTATGAACGAGAAGTTTGGAGTATTACTCTCAGAATCTTTCGTTGATCAAACACAATTCAAGATCTTTTTGAAGATGGTGGATGGGGCTCTTAACCTTAATGAAGATTTATCTTTCTATGATGGTAATGTGTTTTTAGTACACATTCCTCACAAAATATTAAAGGAGTCTATTGTTTTAACTAACATGACACCTGTTACTTTGGAAGAACAAGTTAGAAACAAAATTGAAACATTGGTGTAATATGAGAAATGTATTTTATTTATTCTGTTTAGTTTTATTAGCATCTTCATGTTATAAAGAAGAAATAAAACCGCAAGAACCATTGGCACCACAACCAATAATTACTGATACGACATTTGTAGACACAACTGTAAGTTTAAAAAATACTGTTTGGGTTATGACTAAAGTTCTAAATACAAATTTTGATGAAGAAGTTAGAACTGACACACTTGTCTTTTTAAGTAATAATACTTATAGTTTCAATGGAGTTCAGTCAACTTATAGTTTATACCCTAACAATTTAAACTATACACTTACATTGAACAACACACCTTGGGGTCATATAAGTGGTGGTATATTTGAATATAACTTAACACAAGGTGAAATATTAAATTGTCAATTTAAAAATTACTTTACAGGGCAAAATGTTATAAAAGTCTGGATGTATAAACAATAGTTTCCTTATACTATAAAAATAAGGTGGTGGAGAAGTTGACATTCAATGTCGGCCCAATTTAAAGGTGAGGTAATACTCACCTTTTTTTTATTATTGGTATATTTATAAATAAAACTATCCATGAAAAAAATTTTTATTATAAATGAAGATGAAAAAAATAGAATTTTGAACATGCATGAAACTGCAACTCAAAATGCGTATCTATTTGAAAGAGAAGGTGAACAACAACCAACTCAACAACCAACTCAACAACCAACTCAACAACCAACTCAACAACCAACTCAACAACCAACTCAACAACCAACTACTACAACTGAAGCACCAAAACCTGTAAGATATACAGGAATGACTGGTGATGTTTTAAGAATTCAGGTTAGAATGAATGATGAGTGTCCATCGGATATTTTATATAATGCTCTTAAACCATTACAACCTTCTAAATATATTACAGGATCAATACCTAATTTGAAAATAAAAGAAGATGGTCAGAATGGTAAAGTAACAAAAGCGGCATTTGCGGCTTGTAAAGATAAACTTACTAAAACTAAAGTTAGTGGTGGTGGATCAACACCTGGTACTCCAGGAACACCTGGTACACCAGGAACAACGGCTCAAGTTGAGGTTGGAGGTGCATTTACCGCTAATGATGTTGCAACAATAATGGCTTAATATTCAAATATAATGGGAAAAATAATTTTAACAGAAACACAATACAAAAGATTTAAGAGTATTCTTATTGAAAATACAATAAACCAAACTTTATTGAATGAGATTGGTATGGATGGTGAACCTATGTATGAACCGCCAAAACTTAATCAAAGTGTGGTAAATCAAAGTGTTAATACTAATAACTCCGGAGAACTTAGTTATACCGTACAATCTACTGATGTTGCGTTTGAAAATGCTGAAGACCCAGACTATCCCGAGTTGAAAATATTCAAAGGTGCAAAATTTGTCCCGTCATTTAAAAATGGTGTGTTTTCAGGTAAATTATATGCAAACACAAAATTTCAGTTTGTAAATTCGGCGAATGGTGAAGTAACTATGGGACCTGCAACTAATGACGAACCATATGATCAAAATAACAAATATTACACCAATAAAGATAATGTTTTTTATAATTGTGCCAAAGGTAAGTTTTCAGTACCCGCTAAATCACAATTTCAGTATTATGCAGAAGACGCTCCAGCACCTGCATTACAAACTGAGTTAAATAAATTGTGCGCAAGGGCTAAAAATCAAAAAAGTTCTTACGGAGCGGAATCTGTTGGGGGTGGAAAAAGTTACGCACAACAAAATGATTATGTTTTAACTTCTGATAGTGGTAAAACAATAAAAATACCTAAAGGAACGGGATATGCGTATAAAGCAGACAAAAAAGGAGCAACCTTTAAATTACCAGGAAACAAATTTGGTTGGTTCG